CCGCCCCAACCCTCGTGCTCGCGCACTACCGCGATACCGTGGACGCGTGCGCGGAGGTAGCGCGCTCCACGGGCGCGCGCGTGGGGGTCGCGCGCGGGGGCGTGGCGCAGGCGGGTCAATCGGCCCGGGACTTCAAGGATGGCAAGACCGACGTGCTGGTGGGGTCGCTGGAGACTGTGGCGGAAGGGCTGACCTTCACCAACGCAGATATGGCGATCTTTGTGGAGAAGAGCTTCAAGCCGTCGCGCAACGAGCAGGCCAAACGTCGGGTGCACCGAATGGGGCAGACTCGCCCGGTGACGATTCTCGATTACGTGGCCCCAAACACGGTGGATTCGAGCAAGCGGGCGCTGTTGGAGACTAAGTCGGATCAGCAGATGCGGGCGCTCACTGCGGCGATGTTTGGTCGCCTGCTCTAGCTGCGAGCCTCGGCTTCTTGACCTCGCTCCAGTATCGGTGCTGATACTCGGGGTCAGTAGCCGGAATGCCAAGTCCAGTAGGCTGGTAAGTGTCCACCGGACGAGTATGCGGACGCTTGGGATAGTAGCTGGTGATGAAGTCGTCGGGGTCGTACTCGTCGGCGGTCATTTCCAGCCGATCCATGCCGCGATGTCGAGCATAGTGGGCATCCACGCGAGAGGAGCGCGGGGCCGCTTATAATGTTTGCGGTCAATGTCCCGGTCGGTCTGCGCATTGAGGACCCAGATGTACCACTCGCGGGCCTGCGGGTCGGAGTCGGAGCGCAAGAGCAGTCGCGCGTCGTCGAGGAATTGGTCGATTCGTCCATCAAAGTGGATCGGTGTGCTGGTTTCCATACCTCAATTGAAGCATGGACTTGACTCCGTGTCAAGCCTATGGTTGGATGGTAGTATGGCCAATCACCGATCAGATACCCCCGTCGATGTCGTGTTCATCCCGAAGGAATGGGAACGGGCGCTGATGCCCCGCCTCCGGGGTAAGCATGCGGCAGAGCCGACGTCCATCAATATCCCCATCGTGTCCACCGGTATTCACATCCCGTGGTGTGCCCGACTCCTCCGACCGCGTTACAAGAGAGGCAACAAATGACCATGCTCGCCCCGGCCCCGGCCAAGCTCCAACCCCTCGGCACTAAGGACAAGCCGGAGGTGAGGATCGGCAAATCCGGCACCGGCAAGTGTGGATTCTGCAACTGGCCCGCCGACGCCGCGCGCCCATGGGAGGGCGAACCCGACCGCACACACGACCACTGCCCGATCGGAACCCTCAACGGTAACGAGGTCGTCATCACCCGGTGCGCTTGCCCCTGCGCCGCCGACTGGATCAAGTGCCTGACCTGCGGGTACCGCGAGCACATGGGCGCAGGCGAGGTGTCCACAGACAACTGGCGCTGTGCGGACCCTGACGCCTGCCACGCTCGGATCGAGACCCGTCTCAACCTCAACCCCACCGTGCGGATGATCCGCGAAATCCGCGCCCGGGTCACCGAGGAGCAGCGGCTGGAGCGAGCCAATCGTCCCCGGGTGGTCCGGCTGGACGAGGATGGCGCACCTATCCCCCGACGCGAGAGCACCCCTCGTCCGACCTCCGGGGCGTGCCTGCACTGTGGCGAGCCTACCAAGGGCGGGAAGTTCCTCCCCGGTCACGACGCCTCGTACCTGTCCTCCACCCTCGCGGCGATCCGTGACGGCGCGACGACCCTAGCGGAGACCCTGGGGCAGTGGGCCGGACTCGGTATCTCGGACGCCCTGCAGGCCAAGCTCACCAAGCGGGTGATCTAATGGATATCTGGACAGGAATCATTATAGCCATCGCCATTACTATCTCTTATGAGGTCGGTATAGCCATTGGAAAGAAGGAGCACAAAAAATGAACGACCAAGTAGACGGTCAGCCCTGCATCCGACTAACCGATCTGATGGACTTTCCTAGACCGGGCGAACGTATGAATCGCTGGATAGCATATTGGGTCATACGCACCCGCCACTGCATGATCATGGGGGAAGTCGCCAAAGCCAAGGGAGACCAATACAACTACGCCCAATGGGACGCGAGGTTTGCCGACGCATGGGCACAACTGCCCGTGTCCATCCGGGTCGCCTACCGCAAGTACATATCATTACCTGCAATGCGACAGGTCGAGCGGGAAGGGCTGCTGGCTCAAAATGGACGATACGAGCTTTAGCTTCGAGCGCTCCAAGTGGGAGGCCCACTCCACCCGGTTGGTGGCGGTAGACCCTGGCGACGTTCACGTGGGTGTGGCTCTCTTCGGTCGCGATGCTCTCGGGTGGGAGTGCGTAGGGGCTATGGAGATGACTCCCGAGGGATTCGAGGACTGGCTGGCTGAGGAGCTAATCCGGGCCACCGTCGATATCCTCGTGGTGGAAGAGTGGAAGCTGTTCCCGGACCACGGCGAGCAGGTGGGGTCAGACATGCCGACCTCACAATTGATCGGGGCTATAAAGTTTATGTGGAGGTCGTGCAAGTCGATCGCCAAGCGTTGGCCTGCGCCGGACGTCGAGCTTGTCATGCAGTCGCCGCAGATCAAGATCCCCACCCGGGCGGTGTTGAAGAACCGGAAGATGACTTCGATGGCCAAATTCCTCAAGATCCCGCTCGACCATGCGGCGGATGCTGAGCTTCACGGCTACCATTACATCATCAAGACCCTGCAGGAGCCGACCCACCAGACATACATCAAGGGATTGCAGGCCAGCAAATGATTTGTCGATGCTGCAAGAAAAAGTTTCAAGCAGGACAAGAACTAGTGCCAGTAGTCAGGTACGTGATCAATGAACGACGGGGAGACTTCGTGTCGAATATAACAGGGTATATTCACTTGTCCTGTCTGGTGACCAAATGAAGATTCACTGGACGTGGCTATTCCTGTTCGTCCCGCTCCTCGTGCTCGTCGTGTTCGTGGTTGTGGTGACTACATATAACATACTCACTTGACCCCCAGTCAAACCTACTGATAGGATAATCACATGCCCAAAATGACACTACCCACCCTGCCCACCCCGGTACCCTACACCGACGACGATCTGGTCATCTCGTATTCCGAGCTTGATACGTATCGCCAGTGCCCCCTGAAATGGTTCATCGCGTACAAGAACCGATGGACGGTTGAGGAGCGCGATGCCGACTCGCCGCTGGCCAAGGGTTCGCTCTGGCACGCCGTCATGGAAGCCCATTACGGAGTGATCCGCGCGTGGCAGTTAGCGCACGGTGGGGTGGCAGTCGCCCTCAAAGACGAGGGCGCAGTCCTCAAGCTCGCCCGGGAGTCCGTCATCCCCTTGCTCTGGGAAACCACCGGCGCGCAGACCGAAAACCAGACCCTCATTCAATGGATGTACGAGGGGTACGTCGAGCGATACGGGGCCGACCGCCAGTGGTTGATCCTCGAGGTGGAATACCAACTAGCTGAGTACCTGCCTGCGCCCGAGGGCGGCGACTCGGAGTTCATCCTCAAGGGCAAGCTCGATCTGATCGTGATGGACGTGTCGACCGGCAAAATCTGGGTGATCGACCACAAGTCCGGCGCGAACCTACCCTCCCAGATGGACCTCGAAATCGACGACCAGTTCGGCCTGTACACGTGGCTCATGCAGCACAAGGGCCTCAAGATCATGGGGGCGATCCACTCGGCCACGCGCACCACCCGGAACAAGGCCGACTTCGACGACTACGTGGGAAATCTCAAAGCCCAGACGCTCGAACAGCGGATGCACCGGACTTACCTGAACCGGGGGGACGTCGAGACCCTGAACATCGCGAATGATGCCTTCGCGGTCGCGGTCAACGCCTACCCGCCCAAGGGTATGGAGTTGCCGATGTACTCCAGCCCGGACCCGCGCCAGTGCGGCTGGAAGTGCGACATGAAAGAAGTTCATCTTCTGGCTCGGGCTGGACGACCTTTGGTCATGGCCTTGAAGGAACGGGGATTCGTTCAGGACTTCCGGCGACACTAATGGGCGAATACAACGCAGCCTATTACCAAGCTTGGTATAATAAGGCGAAAGTCGAGCTAAAACGAGCGGCCATTGATGCATATGGTGGTAAGTGTGCCTGTTGTGGAGAATCCAATCTTGCATTCCTGACCATTGAGCATCGAAACAACGACGGTGCCGAATACAGGCGCTCTCTCGGTAATCGCAGTCGAGGAGGTATCCACACATACCGCGACCTAAAGAAACACGGATACCCTCAGGACGAGGGACTGGAGGTCGCGTGTTGGAATTGCAACGCCGGACGACAAGTCAACGGCGGGGTATGTCCACACCAGATCAAACAATGGATCACGACTCCGCCCGAGTTCATCGCTCTACCACCCAACACCATCGTGTGGTCGCCCGGTCAGTCCGACCTCGACCTCCGCTGCAACACCCACCCCAACCAACTAGACTGGTGGACCCGTATCGCCCTTCCCGTGATGGTCATGGGCGAGGTACCCAAACAAGAATGGATGAAGAACGATGGCTAATGGAACCTCTCGACAGATGATCACTGTGAACGCCGAGCAGGCCGCACAGGCTGCAGTCGTCTTGATCATCTACCCGGATGGCGTGTTTGCCTACACCGCCAACAACAAGACCGACGGTGAAGTGGCGGGTGCCCTGAACCGGGTTGCCGATCACATCGCCGCAGGGTACGTCGTCGAGAGGCACGAAGGATGAACAGCGACACCATATCGATCCTGCTGCTCGTCGTCGCGATGCTCTGGATGGGGATCATCGGGGCGTGGAGCGGCTGGACCCTCGCCAAGAGCCGAATCGCTCCAATCCCCCTGCCCGCCACTCCAACGGCGGAGGAACCCACCCTCCGGGAGCTTCGCCAGATCAACCGGGAGGAGAAGATGGTGGATGCTATAACCGACTCCATTCAGGTGATTTCGGTGCTCGACCCGGAGTCGGTCGAAATCCTCCACCATGAGGTGGTCGAACTTCACGAGGAACTGTTCCTTCGGGACCTCGAAGAGGAAACCATGAGCCGACAGGCCGTGGACGAGATAATAGGAGGCATGAAATGACAGAAGTGGACAAGAACAGTACCGGATACAAGTTCGGGTATCGTGCGGGGCCGTGGATCCTATTGGGGCTGATTATTGCCGGGGCAGCTATGGTCATCTTGGCCCTGTCCGGATGCGCCCCGACCCCACCGGCAACCCCCGAGGATCGATACGCCGCCGTGGTGCAAGAGCACACGGAGGGTCTCGGGCTGGACTGGTCCGTGCTCGGGCCGGGGCTGGTCGAATACGGCCCTGCAGTCTGCGCGGCCTACGCCAACGGGGACACCGAAGAGGCAATCCTCGCGGATGCCGCCTCCGGGACGGACGCCGACGAGAACGCAGCTTTCGTGTTCGCGGCAGGGCAGGCGGAGGAAATCCTCTGCCCGCAGCTTCCAACGCTATGAGAGCGTACGACAACCAAGACCCCGGAGAGGAGGTCGATCGTGAAGCTACCGGGGAATACTCTGACTGGGCAGCCGAAGCCGACGACCGCGCCGAGCAGCGAGCCGACGCGCAGCGATTCGAGCGCCGGTATAACTGACCTTGGGCACCTCCCCCGATATGTAATATTCAGGGGTCGGCGCTGGCGGGTGCTGTATTACATCGCGGAGTCTCGGTCGTTGGATATCCTCGGCCCTGGCGATGAACGCCGACGAATCCCCATCGCCGGGGCGGTATTCGCTCGTGGCTGACTGCCCCCACCAGATTTATATCAAGATCCCCGGGATACCCGGCGTGCAAACCCTATCATGTCTGATACAAGAGCATGCCCCCGAGGTCGGACACGTCGTGCACGTGCGCTGGAACACCCCCGATCCGGCCTACATTCAACACAACATCGAAACCCTCTCCAAAATCGGCGGGGTGTACGATCTGCTCGCCGCGCAGGTGGAGCTTGACCATGCCGAGCTACTCGCCAAATGGCGGCTTGACACTGGGGCAAAATAGCCTATAGACTGGCTCCGCAACTACACCAACCACCGACATAGGAGAACCAATTGCCAAAGCTCGATCCAACCGCCCCCAAGGGGCCGGTATTCAAAGACCTTGGGGGCCTCGACGAATTCGCCGCAGACCTCGCTCTCGCGTCCACACCCGAAGGTGAGGCGGACGCCGAAGCCGCCCAGAAGGAAATCTTCGAGGAGAAGGGGGCAGAGCTTGCGGCCAAGCCTGCAGCACGTCCCCGCTCCGTCAAGAGCGCCCCGTCGACCGAATCCGCCCTGTTCGTTCCACTCGACGACACCGAGGAGTACCTGAACGTGCTCTACTGGGGGCGTGAAGGATCCGGCAAGACCTCCGACGCCCTGAGTGCCGCCAACCTCGGACGGGTGCTCGTGATCAACGTGGAAGGTGGCCTCAAAAAGACCGCCCTCCGCCATCGCGGGGTCAACATCGACAACGTGCAGATCTTCCCCCGCCCGGGCGAGCCGATCACCTACGAGGGATTCGACGAGGCCATCCGGCAGGTGAAGTCCAATCTCATGGACGACCCCAAGTCGTGGTTCGCCGTCGTGGTCGACTCGGTCACCGAGGTCTCGGAAGCCATGACCGGCGACGTCACCTCGGACCGCAACGTCAAGACCGAGCGGGCCAAGAACATCACCCTCTCAGCGGTGGATTCGTTCTTCACCGACCGCTCGGATTACGGCACCTCGGGACGTATGATGCGGGATATCCTGCGCAAGCTCCGCGACCTCCAGTGCCACGTGATCCTGACCGCCCTCGAACGCCGGGATGTGGACGAGGACACCTCCAAGGTGGCGTACGGACCCGCCGTCCCCCCGGGCCTCCAGAAGGATGTCCTCGGCTACGTGGACATCGTGCTCTACTGCAAGGAAGCCGACGAGGAGCGCGATTATTACCGCGCCCAGACCAAGAAGGCGGGAAAGTTCAGGGCCAAGGATCGGCTCGACATGCTCCCCATGGTCGTGGTTGACCCCACGTTCGAGCGGGTGATGGCGTACGTGGACGAGACCATCATCGAGGCCAAAGATCCGGTGCAGGAAATCCTCAAGAAGGAGCCAGTGAAGGTGGAGAAGCCGAAGCCCGAGACTGTCGCCCAGAAGCGCGCACGTCTGGCGCAGGAGAAGAAGGACGCGGAGGCCAGTGAGTAGCAAAACCCTCGCCGTGATCACCTGTGACGAGCCGGAGTGCGACGATCGGGTAGCCGGTAAGAACGTCGGACTCGCTCGGGCACGGGCCAAGGAGCGGGGCTGGAGCAGCGATTCCAATGCGCGTAAGGATCACTACCCCAAGCACCGGCTCCGCAAGCAATAACTAAATATAGGGTGGGATAGTCGGTCGACGGATCGATTATTTAGGAGTGGTGAAGAGTGGGTATCCGGCCTGCTCAGTTAGTAAAGCCCGTAGGCGGTCCGGTCCGCGTCGGGGGTTCAAGTCCTCCCTCACCCACTGATCCACATCATTCGATGATGGATCGTTCCCAGAGAAACGCGTACTAAAGCCAACAAACGGGAACACCTAACTAAACACCGAGTAGGCGTCAGACCCTAGTCATTGCGGGTCAATAAACAGTAACCGGGCCGTGACGAGGCTCACCTCGGCGGTTTGGCCTCCGTGCAGTAAACGGCCACCAACCAACACACCGACAAAAGGAAAACACGCAATGCCAAAGCTCGATAGCAAAACCGCAAAGACCGTTGGGGACACCGAAGCCACTCACGGTGGCGACTTCCCCCTCCTCGAACCGGGCGACTACCTCGCACGACTCGCCGGGGTGGAACTGCGCGAACCCAACAAGTACGACGCGGCCCAGTGGTCCGCCGAGTTCGAGGAAATCCACGCGCTCGACGGCACCCGCCAGCCCGGACGCCAGTGGTTGAACCTTACCCTCCCGTCCAGCAACACGCCCCACCCCAAGTACGAGAACGGCGCGGACAAGTGGGAGAAGTACCAGAACATGCTCCGAGGCCGCCTGTCGGCGTTCTTCGAGGCGTTCGGGTACTCCGCCGACTCGGACACCGACGAGATGCTGGGCGAGTGGGCAAAGATCCACATCAAGCAGGGGACCATCCAGTCCGGCCCGAAGCTGGGCGAGAAGCGCAACGAAATCGACGACATCAACCCGGTGCCGGACGATGTAGAGCTTCCGGAGGTGGAAGCGGAGGAGACTTCCTTCTAACCTCCGTGGTACCATAGTCGTGGCCCCGCACTCCTGTTTGGTGCGGGGCCACCTCACTACCGAAAGCGTGTAATGAAGCTAACTCCTGAACAACTCGGACAACCCGAGCCGTCCACCCCAACCAACACCCTGCAGATGGCCCTGCGATTGGCCTCCGACGGTTGGCATGTATTCCCCATCTCCTCCGGGTCGAAGATGCCTCTGCTCCCCAAAGCACACGACGTCAAAAAGAACCCCGAGCTTCGCCGTTGTCGTGGCGAGTGCGGGCGCGACGGACACGGCGCGTGGGACGGCACCACCGACCCCGACAAGATCCGTAAGTGGTGGGGCAACCATCCAACCGCCAATATTGGCGCGAACCTCGGGGATGACCGTATCGCGTTCGACGTGGACCTCAACCACGGCGGCACCTTCCTGCAAAGTTTCCCCACCACTCGACGCCACCTCAGCGGACGTGGGAATGGTAATGCCCACCTGATATACAACATCTCGGGGTCGGCCCTCGCCCAAGCCATCCGGGGAGGGAACGGCACCTCAGGGGGACTCGGCGATGGAATGGATATCAAGGTCGGACGGGGCATGTACATTATCATGCCGGGGTCCCGTCACGAGGAAACCGGCAAGCTGTACACGCTGGAGCCGGACCACGACGAGCACATGCTCACCGACGACGAAGTGCAGGCGATTTACGACGAGGCGGGGGTGGCGCTGTCCGCTACCGCACGCGGAGCCGCGAAAGGTATCTCCGCCGTCACGGGAGCAAAGCCCCGGCCCACAGGCCGCTCTGGGCCGCAGATGCTCTCGGAGCTTCTCCAGAACCCCCCCGAGCGCGGGAGCGGGCAAGCGAACGACTGGCTCACCCGTGTAGCCGGACACTACGCCAAGATGCACCGGGACAAGCGCGACCTGTACGAGGTCGAAGTGCGCCGCGCCGCCGACCTCATGGGCGGGTACGAGGACACCGAAAAGGTCCTGGAATCCATCTGGTCGACCGAGACCGAGGAACACCCCGAACGGGCCGCGACCCTCAACAACGGATGGCTTGTCGGCAACGACCGCGCCCTGTTCTGCCAAATCTCCCAAAAGGTCGGGGATGATACTATCTTCACCCTGTCCCCCTACGCCGATTTCGATATTGAAGCGCGCGGGGTGGCCGTCGACGACAACAACCACCGGGCCTACTGGGTGCGGATCAAATGGCGCGGACAGGAAATCGACGCGACCCTTGATGGGGAGACCCTCGGTGACGACCGAGCGTTGCGCCGGTGGCTCGCCGCTTTCGGTGCTACCATCGACCCGCCGTTCCAAGCGTACCCCAAGACCTCGCCGGGAGTGCGGATCCAGCGGTACCTCGAATCGCAAGACCCCAGCCCTGTAAACATTGTGGATACGCTCGGTTGGCACGAGGACCTACACGCATTCGTTACCCACGAAGGAATTATCACGGCGGAGGGTCCGGCAACCAAGGAACAGGCTGGGGTGGTGGCGAACCCACAACTTATCATCCGGGACGTCGCCCCTTACAAGTACGGGTTCGAGGGCACATACGAGGAGGCGGTCGAGGTGCTCCGGGAGGTTATGACCTTCCAGACTCCCGAGGTGGTGGCAGTGTTCGGTGCGTGGTGGGCCGCGTGCCTGCTGAAACCGCAGATCCAGACCCAGACCTCGATCTTCCCCTTCTTCGGTATCGAAGCCGCGAGTGAATCAGGTAAAACTAATGGATACTTCCGTCTTATGGTCGGTCTCAACGGCAATACGCGCGGTCAAGTTGCACCGACTAAACCAGTTCTGCGCGATAGTGCCTCAGCCAATCGCAATGGCATCGTCTGGGCCGATGACCTTGATGACCTTACAGCTTACGGAGAAATACTCCGGGCGTCCACGAGCAATGGCACGGCTAGCAAGATGGATATGGATCGGAATGGCATCCGTAATACTCAGATCGTGGCCCCGATTCTCATATCCGGGGAACAACTGGGTATGGGTACACAGAAGGCATTGGCCGATCGGTCTATTATAATCCCGGTGCCAAGTCCCACCGAGCGTATGTCCTTGAAGCCGGGGCCTAAGCGGATCCAGTGGTTCGATGTGATGGATTTGACGAACCGGTTTTCGGGAGTGGATGGGTTGGCGGCGATTGCGGGGTGGTTCCAATCCGCAGCACTCCAGCGGGTAGAGGAGACCCTTCTGGCCCTCGCGGAGAGCAAGAAAACGGGCAAGGGACGACATGGGGATAAGGTGGCGGTGCTCATGGCGGGGGCCGCGCTGCTGGATTCTCTCTTGGGCGCGGAGGGCGCGTGGGAGGGGCAGGGACCGACGAGCTTGGGGGTGGCGGCTTGGGCGACGGCGCACGAGGGCGGGCTGATTGCCGACAACACCCTGACCATGGAGGTGCTTCCTTGGGCGATGCGGATTTACAAGAACCCGGACGCCCCGCAGGAGTACACGATGGGCAGATTCCAAGGTATCGATACGCCGGTATTCGTCCGGTGGACGGGCGAGCCGACCCTGGACGCGGTCAACGGCGCGGAGGTGTGGATTTCCGCCTCCCTGCTGGCGGACGCGTGGGCACGAGACCACAATCATCGGGTGGATGCCCGGACGGCCACAAAGACGGCGCTCTCGCAACAGGCGGACCGGGTGTGCGAGGTGGGCACCTCGAAGCCGTTCAAGGTCTCCGGGACGGCTCGCACCGGGCGATATCGTAAACTCCTCCCCGAGTATGCTCGACTGGTACTCGCGCGGGTCGACTCCGAACCCACCCAGTAAACCTTATACCCTGTAACTGGGCCGTAACTGGGGCCGTAACTACACTAACTAGTCTGTATATCTAGAAATATCTGTACATTGTAACTAGCGTAACTACCCTGTAACTGCCAGAAGCCCGAAAGGACGGGAATTGAAATACCGGAAGTTACGTGAGTTACACCCGTTACACCCAGAGAAAGCCCCCTACGCGTGCGCACCGCTCGTGGGAGAGCGACGGGCGCGTGGGCGTCGTCCCACGGGCGATGGGCCGCAGGCCGTAACTACGTAACTGGGCTTGCGGCCATAGTAAATACTGGGCTAGGGTGTGTGTATGGATACCTCGATTGAAGCCCTCAAAAACAGTGCCCGAAACGTGACTTCTGCAGTGGGGGCCGTCACCTCTGCTGCTGCTGGCATGAATAAATACCCTCGGAGTGACAGTGCCAAATCATGGTGGAACCAGAAGGTCGAGGAACTGTGGAGGCGTGAAGATGAACTATATAAGCTCATGACCGCTCGCCGGGAAGATCGAGCGAATGACCACGAATAGTGGCATCATGGAGGAGACCGACCTCTTGATTGAATCCCTGCTCGACAACACCCCCCAGTGTCAATACTTGCCCAGTGAGCACATTACTGGATGCACCCAAATCGCAGTAGTCCGGATTATGGTTACCTGCAACCAGAACCACAAACTCGGATGTGCCGACATCCACATGCAGTTTGACAACCTGCTACGACTGCTCGATGTCTTCGGCAGATTCGGATCCCACGAGTATTTATGTGTTTATTGCGAAAAGTCCGTCCTCGACTGCTGGAAGGTAATACCCCTATGAAGATCCTCCGCCCATCCGACCTGCTCGCCATGGCCCGCCGTGGCCAACTGCCCGCAGGATCAGTGTCCGTCGATACCGAAACCTCCGGGCTGTACGCCGACTCGGGTGCCCGGATATCAACTGTTAGCGTGGGGTGGATCGACCCGCAGGAGGACGATTACCGCTGGCGTGAATGGGTATGGGGCGAAGATGTCATCCCATCCGAACGCATGCAAGACATCGACGGGGGGAGCATCCAGACATGGGACATCGAGAAGATCGACGAATGGGACTCCGACGGCGTAATCTCATTTGCATGGGCCTTCGATCAGGGAGTGGCGGGCACCGGCAAGAATGAAGATTCCGGCCAATCTACCCTCTGGTCCGACGCCGACAACCTCGACTTGGAGGAATGGGTAGCCCTCCTCGAATGGTTGGAGTTGGTCGGTGCGCTGCACGGCCTTGATTTCCAAAATGCCAAGTTCGACCTGCACATGTTCCGGGTCGGGGTGCGGCGTTGGCCCGGGGTCGCAGTTGATCTGGTCGAATACTTGCACTGGGATACCCAGAACGGATCCGACATGTTGTGGGGAATGACCGGTACCTCCAGCCTCAAACCCACCGCCCGAAGACTTTGGGGCGAAGCCGAAGGCGACGAGCAGGACGTGATCAAACGTTACCTAACCAAGAAGAATCTCCCCTCGGGTAGGTGGGACCTCATGCCGTGGGATATCATCGCCAAGTATGCCGATCAGGACGCGAGGCTTACCGCCCGGCTGGTCGAACGCCAGATGATGGAACTTCGTATCACTGCAGGGGTGGCGGGGTGGTTCGATGGGATCGATGGCCGAATGACCGCCGAAGAGGCCCTCCGTCGGCGCTTGGAGACCTCGAAGATGCTCTACCGGGTCGAACGGCGCGGATTGCCCTTCAACATCGCGGAAGCCCGTGCGTCAGCGCTCGAAATCGCCCGACGAGTGGCCAAGCTCGAGAAAACTCTGCCATTCAAACCGGCAACCCTGCCAATGGCCAAGCACTACTGGTTCGGAGAAGGCATCAAGGGCGGTATTCAAGGTTTGGGGCGCACGCCCTACTCGGTCACCGAACAGGGCCAGCCGCAACTGGATAAGACCGTCATTACCAAGATGGTCCGGGACGGCCTGCCCGGAGCCGAAATCTGGCGCGACATCCAGAAACTCAACACCGCCGACTCCAAATGGTACAGCGCGTGGGCGGATCGCGCCGGGGAAGATAATCGGCTCCGCACGTCAGTCCGGCAGAATGGCACGGTCTCCGGGCGGTTCTCCGTCGAGAACATCCAACTGCAGGCTATACCGCATGATTATCGGCTCGGCAACTTCCAGATCCTCGACGGGATCCAGACCCCCCGGGCGTTGATCGGGGCCGGGGTGCCTGCAGGGTGGAAGCTCTGGGAACTCGACCTCGCACAGGCCGAGCTTCGGGTGGCGGCACTGTTCGCCAAATGCGAGCGGATGCTGCGCCTGATCGACGAAGGAGCCGACCTGCACGCGGATGCCGCCCGGGAGTTGTTCAATATTGAACCCACCGACCCGTCATGGGGTGAAATGCGGCAGGTGGCCAAGCGTTTCAACTTCTCCGCCATCTTCGGGATCGGCAAGGACAAGCTGCAGGTGGATATCGAGGAGCAGACTGGGATCCTGTTCTCGCTGGCCGAGCTTGATGTCCTGCTCAAGGGTTGGCACTCGCTCTACCCTGAGTTCAAGCGAGCAATTTACTCGACCATGGACGTGGTGGACAAGCGCATGCGGTCGAAGGACCACGGGAACTTTGGGTGGATCACGCTGGGGAACGGCGAGCGCCGGTGGTTCAAACCGGGCGAGGAGACTCATAAGGCGTTCAACCAGCGGGTGCAGCCCAGCCTCGCCCAGTTCGGCATCGATTGGTGGCTCACGGTCGAGAACTACTTGATGGGGCAACTGGGCGACCAAGAACGCGAGCAATTACGCGAGGGCGAATATTCTTGGATCGGTCGAGTCGGTATGGTCCTCATGGTGCACGATTCGATGGTCTTGTTACTTCCGGACGACGCGAGAGGGGTCGAAATGGTGGAGTGGGCAATCGAGGCCGGAGTGTCTCTCTGGCGCGAGCGGTTCCCCGGCGTGCCCGGGGGTGTGGACGCTACCGAATGGAGCGCTCATAGCTAGCTTGACTCCCCGGCAAATCTGCTGGTAGAGTGCAAGACGTGGGGCTGGTAGGCGTTCAGTCAGATTCTAAAGCTAGTTTGATGGCCATCCGCCAGCCCCACCCTAACAGATAAGGAAAAGTGAATGCCACAAATCATCGAAGTGGTCGTCGGAGGACAGTATGGCTCCGAGGCCAAAGGGCACGTGACCGCCCAGCTACTCCAGCAAGCACACGACCAGACCCAAGCCGCAGAGGCCGACTGGCAAGTGATCAACGTGCGAGTGGCGGGACCCAACGCCGGACACACCGTGTACGACTCCGAGGGGAGCAAGTTCGCCCTGCGGACAATCCCGGTCGGCGCGGCAATCTCCGACGACATCATCTGCTACATCGCCCCCGGCTCCGAGTTCGAACTCGCGGTGTTCGTCACCGAGCTGGAGCTTCTCTGGCTCTTTGGGCACCGACCCACGATCCGGATTTCCAGCGAGGCCACCCTGCTGGAGGATCGGCACAAGGTCACCGAAGGGCAGGCGAAGCTCACCGAGCGCGTGGGATCCACCGGCAAGGGCATCGGGGCCGCACGTGCCGACCGCATCATGCGCAAAGCCTCCCGGATCTGCGACGACCCCGAAGTGGAGAGCGTCCTGCTGAGCATGGGTGTCGAGTTCATCGAGCCGCGTGAACTTTACGCGGGGGACGAGGTGTCGCACACCACCAACCAGCACATCATCATCGAAGGTACGCAGGGATACGGACTGGGCCTGCACGCCGGACACTACCCGCAGGTGACCTCGTCCGACTGCAGGGCCATCGACTTCCTCGCAATGGCCGGACTCTCGCCGTGGAAGGACACCACCATCGCCTTCTGGATCTGGGTTGTCGCCCGCGCCTACCCGATTCGGGTGGCGGGCAACTCCGGCCCGATGAAGGACGAAACCTCGTGGGAGGCGCTCGGTCTGCCCGAGGAGCACACGACCGTCACGCAGAAGGTCCGACGTGTAGGGGCGTGGGATGGCGCGTTGGTCGCTGCAGCCGTGCAGGCCAACGGCGGTCACACCTCGGTTAAAGTCGCACTGACTATGGCCGATCAGGTGTTCCCGGAAATCACCGGGTTCAACCACACCAACGCCGACCGCTACAGCGAGGGCATCCTCAACGAGGTCATGCAGTGGGCGACGGCAATCGAGGCGGAGGTCGGCGCACCAGTCGCCGCAGTGACCACCTCCCCGACCACCATCGTCTACCGCGAGGCGGTAGAGTAATGGGGCTAATAGAAGACGCGATGCTCAACCACGAAATGTGGGAACGCACACGACACCTTCGACCCGTCGGAACGGTCGTGCTCAAGAAGGTCCCGGAAGGGACCATCGAGGGAACCACAGTCTCCGAGGTGGATGCAGTGGATGACAAAGTTCAGGTGCAATGGCCGGATGATGCCGCCCCCCGCACTGAGGATGCTCGCGACCTGATGTTCAGGATCCCATTCGAGAGCGGTGCAACCACCCGAACCGTCGATCCCAGACAGGACCTCGGGGAGTGGTGGGAGCAACTCGCCCACTCGGAGGTCGGCCCCCTAATCTCCAAGATGCTGGAGTACGGGGGTGACGGGCGGGCGCTCGACCTGATCGAGATTGGACGGGCGCTCGACATCGCAACCCATGGGTACCGCGAGGTTCAGTTGGACGATGCTACCCTCTCCGAGCTTGGGATCTACTTCTACATCGTCGGCAAGCTGGCCCGGTGGACGGCTGCAGTGTCCGAGGATCGCCCGGTCTCAGACGACACCCTCCACGACATCGGCATCTACGTGCGGATGGTCCAACGGATCCGGGCAACTGGAGGGTGGCCCCAGTGAGCAAGCTGCTAACCGACGCCCAACGGGTGGCAATCTCGAACCGAACACCATTCAAGGTCGAAGAACTCGGACCGTGGATCTTCGGTTATAAAACCCGAGGGGGTGGATATATCGTCGCGAACGACGGGAAGCAGTCCGATTCTCGGAAGCCCAGCGACCTGATCTACATCCACCCCGGAGGAGGGATCGTTCCACTCAGCCCATTCCTCAACCCGGACTTGGTCAACGAGGTTGAAGGGGCTGTTCATTGAGTGCCGAAATCGGACGGGTGATCAGCGTCAAGCACTTGGACGTGCTCGGGACCCCACGGACACCCACCCGGGCACACGCCGACGACGCCGGATTCGACCTCTACACGAGTGAGACCGTCGTGATACCCCCGCGACAGTTCGTGGACGTCCCGACCGGGATCGCGCTCCAACTGCCCCCCAACCACTGGGGGTTCCTCACGGGCCGTTCCTCGACCCTCCGGAAACGGGGCCTGCTCGTACACACCGGCATCATCGACACAGGATACCGAGGCGAGTTATTCGCCGGAGCATGGAACCTCACAGACGGTGACGTCATCATCGAAGAGGGCGAACGACTCGCCCAAATCATCATCATGCCCAACGAAAGCGCCAAGATGATCATGATCTTGGCGACCACGCTGGGCGACCACGAACGTGGAGTGGCGGGCTTCGGCTCGTCCGGAAAGTAGAACATGGATATTTACGACGTGGCACCATGGCTCCGGAAGATCGGACCCGATGTCAATACCACCCCGACCGGAAACGGACGCGGATACACCATCAACGCGCGGATGGCCAAGGTGAAGGCCCGAACCCGGAAAGCCAACAAGGTCGCCCGGAAGTCACGCGTCTACAACGCCCGCAGGGGGAAGAAATGAGAACCGTCACCAAACGGGCCGACCAGATGACCGCAGGCACCCAACTGCTGATCTTCAACCGAGCAGCAACCATCGTCGGGGTCAAAACCCTGATCGAACGGGGCGAACTCGGATGGACCGGACCCGTCCACACACCCACGCCCTACTACTGGGTCGAGCTTGAGTTCCAATGGGACGCACCCGCCGACGCCCCCACTGGGGCCATCACCTTGGAAGGCAACCAGTGGGTAGCCTGCCGCGAAGAATGGTGAGGAGGTGACAATATGGACCCCCGAGACCTGATCCTGACCGCAATCACCGGGAGCATCCCCGGCCAGACCGAGGAACGCTACCGCAACGCCACGAAGGTGGTATTCGACGCACTCGTTGAGAACTTCAACGAACTCGACTTCAACGTCGAGTAATACAGCGAAGCCCCGGTCACCGCAATGCAGGCCGGGGCTTTACTGTGCCACGAAGGGGACTACTCGGCGGCGGGAGCCTCGACCTGCTCCGGCGCGATGACCCACTGGCCCGAACCATCCTTGGCCGTGTTCACCTCGGTGATCGCCCCGCCATCCTCCGTGTGCGAGATGCGCGCCGGGTAGAAGTTCCGACCGATCTTGAGGTCCGGGCGCTCCTCCGAGCGGATGATCGCGGCGGGGTCGAGGACCTCCAAATCCTTGAGCTTCGGCGCGTTCGCCGCAGCCACCTTCTCAGCATCCTTCGCGGCCTTCGCCTCAGCGCGGGCAGCAGCGGCTGCGGCCTTCTCCTCCGGCGACTTGGCACCGGGCTTGGGGGCCTGCGCCCGGATGATCGCCTTCTCGAACTTCGCGACCAGCGCCGGGGTGGGAAGCTGCTTGGACAGGGTGCGAACCACCGTGACCTTGAAGCCACCTGCCTTCGCCTCCGCGACCAGCGCGGACACGTGCTTTGCGTCGTGACCCGGCGCGTACTTGCCGCTCGGGGAGAGGAACTCGGCGGGGACCGTGCTCATGTCAACCTTTGCCATGATATCTGCTTTCTGTTGGGGCCGCTGAATGCGGCGTTACGTCAATTCAATCATATTCGTGACTCGGAGACAAGTATGACGCGGAGACAAGATAAACAACAGATGGGTGTTTCACGTGAAACCAGCACGAACAAAAGCACGTCACTCGAATTTTCAGGGTTTGTCCTGCGCGTGTAGCGCGTGTTCTAATGGTTCCTGAGCCTCCGGGATGGGGGTGTGCGGCGGGAGGCCGAAGATGACAGCACAGCGTAGGTGGGGCGAGGATGAAGATATCCAGCTTCGTGAACTGCATGCTCTCGGACTTCCCCTCAATAAGATTTACAAGCGGATGGGCTGGTCGGTTGGATCAGTCTCCACTCACGCCAAGTCGCTAGGTCTCCTTTTCGACCGCGAACAAATGGCCCCGGCGATAGCGGCGGCACAATTCGACGCGAAAGCCACCCGGATTCGAATCCAAGAGAAGCTGCTGGCCCGGGCCGAATATCTCGCGGATCGAGTTGCTAGCGCCGACACGGAGGGGTTTGTCACCCTCGTCCCGATTGGTGGCGGTGCACAGGGCACGCAAACCTTGCGATTTGTTCCGCCGAACGACGAGCGCGCACTCGGAAACGCCATGTCCTCCTACCTCAATCAGGCAGTGGCCCTCGCCAAGCTCGACGCCGATGATGGCCTGTCCGAAGCACGCGGCATCATCGGTGCCATCATGGGGGCCATCCGCGAGTCTGTGGTGGACGTCCCACGCATGAACCCGACTGCAGAGGCGAAGAAATGACCCAGTGTTCGTGCGGTAAGACAATGACCCCGACTCCAGGCGGCGGCGAAGTGTGCGTATGCGGGAAGTCGCGTCGATGACCACCGCAGTTGCGACCCGCGACCCCAAGGTCATCGAGGCCACCTCCGGGGCGCTATCTCTCAAACAGCGACTGTCCATCGCGGAAGCGTTCGAACCCAACGCATTCGGTATCATCCCCAAAGTTTGCATATGGGATGGTTCGATCAGGTCCGGCAAGACCATATCGTCCCTGCTCGCTTGGGTCGTTTATGTGTCCCAGTTCAAGGGAGGCGGTGAGCTAGTCGTCGTCGGGCGCACTCGCGATTCCATCTCCCGCAACGTATTCGGCCCGATGATGGATCCGGAAATCTTCGGCGAACTATCCAAGTTCATCAACTATACAGCCGGTGCACCAACCGCAAAGATGTTCGGTCGTACCATCCACATCCTCGGTGCGTCCGATGTTAGATCCGAAGCGGTACTCCGAGGTTTGACCGTCGGCGGGGCGTACGTCGACGAGGGCACGCTCGTGGCCGAACCTTTCTGGGTGCAACTCCTCGGGCGCATGTCCGTCAAGAACGCCCAACTCTTCGTGACCACCAACCCGGACGGCCCCGGCCACTGGATGCATAAGGGCGTCATCAAGCGGATTGAAGAACTCGGGTATAAGAGGTTCCACTTCAAGCTGACCGATAACGAGTTCCTGCTGCGCGAGAACCCCGAATACGTCGCCCAGATCATGCGCGAGTTTGTGGGGCTATGGCGACTTCGGTTTATCGAGGGGCTGTGGGTGCAGGCCGAGGGGGCAGTGTTCCCCGAATGGCGCGAGGACATCCACGTGCTGAAACCCGAACAGATACCGCAGGTTCAACAACTGCTCATGGTTGGGTTGGACTTCGGTACGGTCCACAAGACCCGCGCGTACCTGATCGGGATCGGACCTCACCCGACCCGCGAGAAGGAATCGGCGCTGTACACACTGGAGGAGTTCAAGCCGAAGGTCAATCTGTCGACGGGTATTCAGTCGCGAGAATTGCAGGACTGGCTATCCTTCATCGAGAAACGTTACAAGATGGCCTTGGCGTGGATCGCCGTAGACCCTGCCGCACCACACTTCAAGGTGCAGTTGTTCGAAGACGGCCTCAACAACGTGATGAACGCCCACAAGTCAGTGGAGGCGGGAATCATGACCCTGTCCGCCCTGCTCTCCATCGAAAACCTATATGTGTCGACCAACTGCCCGCTGTTGATCGAAAACATCCCCGGCTACATGTGGAACCCGAAAGCGACAGCACGAGGTGAAACCGAACCGATCAAGGAAAACGACGACGAAGTTGACGCTTGGCGCTATGGGGTCTATAGCTCGCGGCGATTCTGGCGTGATAGAATCTCAGTAACTCCCGCGCGGGATGACGCGCCCGGAGCATCAGACGAGGAGTGAACATGGGCTTGCCCACGAACGACACCGCTTGGCCCCCCATCGGGGAAGGCAACCGGTACAACCGGATTCGGCAGTCGTCGATCTGGTATGGGGGCGACCCGGAGCAACTCCAGTCGTTCTACGTGTCCGGGTCGACCGGAGCCGAAATCGTCGAGAATGGCATCGCCCGCCGTGCGTTTGATGCAGTTCGTAAATTCTTCTGGGGTGCACCCCCGAGTGCAGGTGAGAAGAATTCCAAAATTCACGTGCCGATCGCACAGGACATCGCAACCCTGTCCTCTGAGTTGCTGTTCTCCGAAACTCCCATGGTCAAGGTGGATGCACCGAAGATCAAACAGACCGGGCCGGACGGCAAGGAGATTGAAGTCGAGAGCGAGTCGGGTAAGCGCACGCAGGAGCGCCTGGACAAGATCCTCGACAAGATCAACTTCCAGTCGATGCTGCTCGCGGCGGCGGAAACCCAGTCGCCGCTCGGGTCGGTGGCGTTGCGGGTGGCATGGGACAAGGCAATCGAGCCGGAGTTCCCGTTCATCTCCCGGGTCGACGCAGACGCGACCATCCCGGAATACTCGTGGGGTCGGCTCACCGCAGTGACCTTCTGGCGTGTGGTGGAGGTTCGCAACCAGACCTACTACCGCCACCTCGAACGGCACGAGCGGGGCAAGATTTATCACGCCCTGTACGTGGGTTCGCCCACCAACCTCGGGCGGATTCACCCGCTGGGCGAGCACCCCGCAACGGAGAACCTCGCCGCAGTAGTCAACGCTGAGGGCTTCATTCCGGTGAACGCTAGGTACCGATTCGCAACCTCCATCCCCAACATGCTCCCGGACCCGCTCGACCGGCAGAACGCGGCGGGCCGTGGCGATTACACCCCCGGTGTCATTTCCATGATGGATGCCGCCGACGAAGTGGCAACCTCGCTTATGCGGGATGTGGACCTCGCCAAAGCTCGACTGATCGTCGCCAACTACATGCTGGAGGACAACGGCCCCGGCAAGGGTGCCACATTCGACGGTGACCGGCGCGTGATGTCCCCGCTGAATATGGCACCGGGTGAGAACGGCGACGCACCAATCACTATGGTGCAGTTCAAGATCCGAGTGACGGAGCACCTCGCCGCGCTCGATTACTTCGCCAACAAAGCGGTGAAGTCGGCGGGCTACACGCCGGACACGGACACGGGCGACGGAGGCCGGGACGTGACCGCCACCGAAGTGAAGAGCCGGAACTCGCGCTCCCTGTCCACCCGGGACAAGAAGATTCTGTACTGGCAGAATGAGCTTGAGAATCTGCTGGAGGCGCTGCTACAGGCGGATGTCGACGAATTCGGTTCCGGAATTGAGGTGTTTCCGGTAAGGGTGACTTGGGCACCGGCAGTTCAGCCGGACACTCGGGTGCTGGCCGAGACCGCAAACTTCATGCGGCAGGCTAAGGCAGCTTCGGATCGGGTGATCGTCCAAACCCTGCACCCCGATTGGGATGACACGCAGATCAATGATGAGGTCGAGGCCATCCAGAACGAGAACGGCGTGGTTGATCCCAACGCACTGGGCCTCGCCCCGCCCCCTCCAGTCGTCCCGCCTGTGGATCCGACCGCCCCGCCGACCCCACCCGTGCCCGCGTGAGGGCCGTAAGTCGAGGGATCGGCATGGGGTTAGTGTTCCTCGGGCTGCTGCTCACTTGGCCGATCTGGGCGGGTGCGTTGATCTGGTTCATAGTGAAGCAGCATGACGATTAGGCCGGACCTCGGAAACGACCTCGCGGTTGAAATCGCAGAGGCGTACCGCGAGGCCGAACTTCGTATTCTCCGGATCGTGGCATCCAAGCTCGCGGTCGGGATTGACACCGACCCGTTGTGGGAGACCAAGCAACTGGCCAATATTCAGGCCGTCCGGGCGCTCGCGTTGAAGGAGCTTGCGGCAGTCAACCGGGGTGAGGCCGCGCGAATCCTCGGCGTACTGGAGGAGGCATATGGGATCGGGCAGGCGTCGGCGCTCTCGGACCTGTCGAGCTTCGTCGATGCTACGAGTGCCGAGTCTGCAGCCGCTTCCCGGAAAGCCGTCGAGGTGGTCTCCGCCCAGTTGACCAATAAGCTGGCCTCAGTGTCCAACGCGGTCCTCCGCGCTGTCCCCGACATTTACCAGCAAGTTGTGGGTCGGGCGGTCCAGCAGACCTTAATCACAGGTGGTCGGCAGGCGCTCGCACAGGCGGCACTCAACGAACTACTCGGAAGAGGGATTCTGACCTCCCCGGTGAGTGGCGGGTCCCGAATGTCACTCACAGATTACGTGACCATGGCAGTCCGGACCGGAACCATGCAGAGTGCGATCTTCGGTCACACTTCTGCGATGTCGGATGCCGGGTTGGACTTCTGCATCATCCAGCCGGGGCCGCGAGTCTGCGACGAATGCGACCCTTGGTGCGGGATCATCCTCTCGGTTTCCGGCCAACCTGCAGGTACCTACACCGTGACCGACCTTACGACCGGCGAACCGATCGACATTGAATGTGAGGGTTCGCTTGATGACGCTCGCGCGGACGGGTGGGGGCACCCCAACTGCAGGTGTGGCTTGAAGGCGTATATCCCCGGGGCGACGAAGCTGCAGGAGCGGGAGCCGTGGGATCAGGCGGGGTATGAGGCCCAGCAGACTCAGCGTTATAACGAGCGGATGATTCGCGATTGGAAGACTCAGGAGTCGTTGGCGCTGTCGGAGCAGTCGCAGGCGAGCGCGGCGGCGAAGGTTGCGGAGTGGCAGGGCAAGCAGCGTGATTTGCTCGCGTCGAATGACTTCTTGAAGCGTCAGTACGACCGCGAGCAGATCGGCGTGACCCTCTAGCTACGGGAGAGTGACTTCCTCGTCGAGGATGGTCAGCACGCGGGGGTCGTCGAGGCGAACTCGGCCATCGCCGCTCATGAGCTTGCGGACGATAGTGCCTGCAGGGTACCCGCCGTTACGGGAGTCGGCCTCGTCGATCCACTCGAAGCGGACGGTTCGCAGACCGTAAGGGTTGGAGTCGTGGTGATTGGCGACCACGCGGACTCGGCGACCGAAGTAGACCAATTCACGGGCGACGGACTTGACGATGGGGAGTGAGTTCGTGTTCATATTCCAATTCAATCATGGCTTTGACTCGTTGTCAAGTATTAAATTTTACACATGAAGATGCCCCGGCCCCCACAACCTCGGGTGAGGTAGGGACCGGGGCAAGCTTACTACTTGATCGACTCCCAGCCGGTCGCGACCTCGACGTCCTCGACGGAATCGTCGACGAGCAACTCCAAGAATGCTTCGTTGCGGAACCATTCGTTGTTGCGCTCGCCGGTCATGTACCAGCGACTGTTGACGAAGATGGCTGCGTAGTTATAACGCTTGGCGTCCTCTCGCTTCAACAGGTCGGCTTCGAAGCAGCGGGTGAACCTGACGACTGTCCCGGCTTCCACCCCCTTGGCGCGCTTGAGGTCCTTCTTGAGTGTATCCACGACGGTAGCCATGGCCTATCCTTTCTATCAGTGGTTCCGCCAGTCAATCACAGGATTTGACTCCGCGTCAAGTCCTTGTCTCCAAGTCAAATGTTGGCACCTCGCGCGCGAGCGTGCTAGACTGCACACGAATCTTGGCGGGATGCCGAGACCGACGAGTTGGAGACTCACATCATGCTCAGAACCGATAACCAGAAGAAGCTCACCCTCATGGGCATCAAGTTCGCCACCGAGCCGGAAGGGGGCGCACCCGCTGGAGGCGGAACACCAACCCCCGCCGACGCAGCGGCAGCCGCAGAAGCAACCCGGCTCGCAGCGGAAGCTGCAGCAGCCAAGCCCGCCGAAGGTGCACCGGCCCCCGCCCCACAGGGCGAGACCCCCGAGCAGACCATCGCTCGACTCACCGCCGAGAACCAGACGCTCGCCCGCGAGAAGGAGAACGTCCGGATCCAGAAGGAGGGCGAACTCAAGAAGGAAGCGAAGCGAACCGAGCTTCTCAACCTCGCCGGAGTTCTCGGCATCGAGGTCAAGGACCCGACCAAGGAAACCCTGGAGAGCCTCACCGAGAAGCTCACCGGGCGTGCCCTCGCCGGAGACAACACCACCACCGAGGCGCAGAGCGAAGCTCGCAACGCCAAGATGGAACTCGCCATCTACAAGACCGCAGGAACCGAGAAGGTCAACGCCGACAAGCTGGCGAACTCCATTTCTTTCCAGACGGCAACCAAGGACTTGGACCCGACTGCAGCCGACTTCAACGAGAAGTTGAAGGCCGCAATGCAGGCGGAACTCAAGAAAGACCCCAGCATCGCCATTTCGGGAGGAAGTGGGACGTCTGGGGCTGACCAGTACGGCGGAGCCGGAGGCGGTCAGGAAGTAACGGCGGAGCAGTTCGCGGCAATGACCATTGCCGACAAGACCAAGCTCTTCCAGACGAACCCGGCGCTCTTCGCACGTTTGAGCGCCTAACGCCATAACAAGAAAGGCAACACATGGCAAACGACACAACCACTGCCTCCGACCTCATCGTTCCCGAGGTCTGGGGACCGGTCATCCGTGACCGGATCCTTGGCAAGGCGGTCCTCGTACCGCTCGTCGCCATCGACACCACGCTGGAAGGCCAGCCCGGTAACACCATCAACTTCCCGAAGTTCGGTTACATCGGCGACGCCGACGACCTGACCGAGGGTGTTGCGATGGAGACCCGCGCGCTGAGCATGACCTCCAGCGCGGCGGTCATCAAGGAGACCGGTGTGGCCATCGAAATCACCGACAAGGCGATTCTCACGGCCATGGGCGCTCCGCAGGATCAGGCCATCGAGCAGGTCGGCCTCTCGGCCTCCCGCAAGCTCGACAAGGACATCCGGATTGCGGCGGAGTACACGCACACCAACGGCGGCGGCGGTGACACGGAGCCGACCACGGCCCCGCTCGTCACGACCGGCACCGGCGCAGGCGTCATTTCGTGGGCGTCCATCGTCGCGGGCATCGCCCTCCTCGGTGACGAGTGGGACCCGCAGGACTTCGCGGGCATCGTGATCCACAGCAAGCAGCACGCCGACCTCCTGCTCGACCCGCAGTTCCAGAGCGCCGACAAGCTCGGCCAGACCGGAACCGCCATCCAGCGTGGACAGGTGGGCGCAATCGCCACCGTCCCGGTGTTCGTGTCGGACCGCGCCACCGCTGTGGTGGATGTGGACCCGGATGCGGTCGGCAATCAGGCCGGATACAAGGCGCTGCTCCTCAAGAAGGGGGCAATCACGCTTGCGTACAAGCGTCGCCCCATCGTCGAGAAGGACCGCGACATCCTCAAGCGCACCACGGTCATCACCACGAACGTCCACTACGCTGTGAAGCGCACGGACGACCGTGGCGTTGTGGTCATCCCCACCCGCTAGTCATCCGACCGGCGAACTGAAAAGCAAGAGGAGAACAACATGGGACTGGGAACGCTTCGTCGTTACCACGCCCGCCCAGACGCGGGGGTGACACCGGAAACGGCTGTCGCCCCCACGTCGCTGGGCGAGGCAGCCGAGGCCGCACTCAAGCACTTTGAGTCGGTCTCCACCCGCGAGACCGAGGCGAAAGCCGCAGTCGATGCGTGGAGGGTCGAGAACCCGGACGCCGCAGATGCGGACAACCCTCACCTCGCAGAGTACAACGAGGCATTCGACGCCATGGAGGCGGCGAAGATCGCACTCGAAACCGCAGAGGCGGAGGCGGGCAAGTGGGAGGCCGAGCAGGAAGCTGCACGGCTTGCCGAGGCCAACGCACCTGCGGTGGAGCCGACCGCGTGGGAGAAGGCGGGTTTGAACCGCAACTCCAGCACGGCCAATTGGTCGGCGTTCGCGCTGGCCAACGGCCAGACCGAGGAGACCCTCAAGGGCCTCAAGCGCGACGACATCGCCGCGCTCTTCCTCGGCCCCAAGGAATAGTTTCATGGTCGGGACGTCGTTTACATCGATGGAAAACAGCAAGTGGCCGACAGGGATACTCTCGATGAAGGCTGACTGGCGGGGTGCCGTGGCGGGTAACGCTGGGTTGGCTGACTTCCCCACTTCCGTCCTGCTGCAGCGGCAGACCTGCGCCGTCCCGACCATGAACCTTGGAGTTCAGCAATGACAATCATCTACGCAACCAAGGGCCAGATGGCCATCTGGATGACCGGCAATCCCAACGCCGATGCAAGCGCAGCTCCCGCGAACGCCGAGGTCCTCCTGCGCTCGGCCTCCATGTTGGTGCGGGAAGCCACGAACCGGGCCACGTACAAAGTCGTAGACGCTACCGGCCTCCCAGTAGCAGCGGACCTCCTCGCAGCTTTCGCAGATGCCACGTGCAGTCTCGCGACGGCCTACTCCAAGCTCGGGATCGACCCGCTGTCCGGGTCTGCAGGCTTCGATCGGGAAATCTCCTCCAAGGCGCTGGGTGCCGCGCAGGTCGCCTACGCAACTGACAACGAACGCAACATCTCCCGCGCACGGCTCGCGGACGGGCGCACACTCAACATGGAGTGCTATCTCATTCTCAAGCAGGCGGGACTAATCTCCCTCGCCGTCACCTCCGACCGGTTCCTCGACGTCTGGGCACCCGGCCCGTGGCCGGTCTCCTGATGTCCACCGAGTTCACGGACATCTTCGGTGAATGGCTCCAAAATGGCGTCACGATCGAAACCCGAACCGGTAACAGCAGCTACGGTGAAGTTTACGCCGATCCGGTCGCTTGCCCGGATGCCATGGTCGAAGAAACCCGCCGAATCGTGATCAACTCGGCAGGGAACCAGCAGGTCTCAGAGGCGCGAATCTTCGTCGACGAACCCAACCTTGCCAAGTTCACTGACCTCTCAAGGGTGACCCTCCCCTCTGGTAGGGTGGCGACAGTGATTGCCGTGTCGCACCTCGACGTGTTCGGCCTGATGGACTATGTGGCGGTGTATACCTCATGAGCGATTACGTGCGGTTCGAGGGCAAGATTGATCTTTCCAGTATCAAGCCCGCCACCCACCGTGGGGCGAAGCGCGGCCTCCTGCTCGGGGCCTACCACGTGCTCGGGGTCTCCAACGAAATCGTGCCCCACGAGGAGGGCGACTTCGAGCGAGGCGGAGTGGCATCTGTGGCCGACGATCAATTGGTGTCCGCCGTGAGCTACCGGGACACTGCGTTTCCGGGTCAAGCGCAATGGCTGCATGAGAACCTCGAAATCCGGCACGACGAGGGCCGACAGGCCAAGTTCCTGGAAACTTCGCTCAATGGGGAGACCGACACGGTCATGCAGATTATTGCAACTGCAATCAAGGAGGACCTCGGTGTTTAGCACTCGCGCTTTCCGGGATGGAATCGGTGAAATCCTCGCTGCACTGCCCGACCGGACGTATGCCTACCGACCGGATAGTGAGTTCCAGCCGGGTGAGACCCCAGTGGTAGTCGGTAAATACAACGACGGTCTCACTGACCAGATCGTCCTCAAGGACTACGTGGTTGATGATGATGTCTCGCAGTCGGATTCGACCATCGGCGTACAATTCACCTTCATAGGTGACCCGAACATGGTTTTTGTCGATCAGGCAAAAGATGATGTTTTCGACTTGTTCCACGGCCTGCAGGCCACTACAATTGGTGGCGTAAGGGTCATAAAAGCTAAGCGTCGGTCGGGCGTTCCGCTGGGACAGGAGGGTGGCCGGGTGTCGGAGACAGCCAACTACTACTTCGATGTACACCGACCATCACCAAACCGCACATAGAAAGAAGGCAACAAAAATGGCAGCAACCGCTACCGCCAAGGTGCCACTCGGTGCAACCACAACCAACCGGAAGTGGTACATCGACGTGAACACCGGCACGGTGTCCGACGAATGGACGGGCATCTTCGGCGTGACCGAGTTCAAGGATGCTCTGGAGGGGTCGTTGCAGGATGACTCCGACTTCGACAACGAGGGCTGGAAGTCCGAGACCAACACGGCGAACAAGTTCGGGATCGAGATGAAGGTCAAGCGCGCTGTGCAGGCGGCGCTCGCGACCGCGTACGATCCCGGGCAGGAGGTCCTGCGCGCGTGCGCGGAGGAAACCGGAATCGCGAACTCCGTCGAGGTCCGCTGGTATGAGATGGAGCCGGGTGGACCCCGGATCGAAGCGTACAAGGGCTTCGTCGCGGTCTCGTGGTCTCCGGACGGCGGTGGCATGGACGCGTTGTCCACTGTCACCGTGAAGCTGGCCGGTCAGGGCAAGCGCACGTCCATCGTTCACCCGACCATCGGCTAGTCCGAACTCCTCCGGCTCGGCTTGGCACGAGTCGAGCCGGAGGCCCAACCCCCACAATAACAAGGAGTAAATAGAAGATGGCAAATCTCGACAACCTCTCGTCCTTCCTCAACGACGACGGCCTCAAAACACCCCCGATCAAATCCAAGAAGTTCCCCGACGGCAAGATCTACTCGATTGCATCCCCGGATGCTGAGACCGGCCTCCGGCTTACTGGTCTCGCCAACATCGCCGCGAAAGCGGCCTCCAACGTGGCAGTCCGGCCCGAAGATGTCGAGTCGCTCCGAATGGACGATTCCGAGGAGCGAACCTTCATGCAGCAGGTCCTCGGGGACGTGTACGACGAAATGCTGGCGGACGGTGTGTCATGGGTGACCATGCAGCGCCTGAACCAGTATGTATTCGCCTACTTCGCGGTGTCCCCACAGGCGGCAGAGCGGGGGGTGGAGTCCGGCGCGTTCGCGGGAAAAGCAACCCCGCCGAATCGGGAGGCTCGGCGGGCGGCGACAAAGGCGAAGTCTCCGAAATCACCGGTCTCGGCAGGTTCGAAGAAGCCGAAGGCGGGTTAACATGGCAAAGGATACTGGAGAACTGGAGGTTGATCGAACTCGATCTGCATCAGGTCTACGGTATCGACGCTGGGGACAAAGCGTTACTCCGCGCGAGGTCCTGGCGCTGGCTTTCCCTCCGGATTCTCGGCCTGCTCAATACGGAATCCAGACTTCAACGGGTGCTCAACCCGGAGAAACCAACTAAGAAATAAAGGATAAACATGGCGCTGGACCTCGGTACCCTAGTCGGGTACCTGATGATGGACACGTCCAAATATGACGATCCGTTGGACAAGTCTTCCAAAAAGACTGAGGATTTCAGCATCAATGCGCCCGCGTGGATGGGAGCAGCTTCCGCTGCGATTATTGCGGCTGCAGTGTTGGCGGGAACCGCTCTATTCACTCTCGGTGGTAACTTCGACGAAGTATCCGACGGGTTCGCCATCAAGACTACCGCGACCGGCGCGGAGTTTCAGGGGTTGGTCGATTCCGCCGATAATGTGGCCTCCAAGGTCCCGGCGAGCTTCGACAAGGTGGGCGACACGCTCGCCACCTTCAACACCCGGATGGGTCTCTCGGGGACCCTGCTGGAGACCGTCGGCCAGCAGGTCCTCGAAGCGGGCCGCATGCTCGGGGAGGATATCAACCTCAACGCCGCGACCGGCGCACTAAATGCCTTCCATATCGAGGGCGACGATGTATCCAAGTCGCTGGATCTGCTGTTTGGGCTAACCCAGTCCACGGGTATTGGGATGAACGATCTTATTGGGTCGCTGCAGTCGGCGGCACCGATCACCCAGCAGTTGGGGTTCAACTTTGCGGACACTGCCGCGCTGATCGGCACCATGGACAAAGCGGGTCTCGACTCGCAGACCATGATCGGCGCGATGCAGCGAGGGCTAGTAAACCTAACACAGCCGGGGGAGTCGGCGCAGGACGCGTTCAAGCGCGTGACCGGCGAAATCGAAGGGTTCATAGCTTCCGGCGACAAAGCATCGGCAATCGACCTCGCAGCGCAGGTGTTCGGCACGCGAGGTGCGGGCCAGTTCATCGGCGCGTTGGAATCAGGGAACCTCAAGCTCAATGACCTAATCGGATCGGCGGGCCTCTCGGGCGACACGATCCTAGAAGTGTCCGAACGGACCAAGGACTTTGGCGAGAACTGGCAGATCTTCGTGAATGACGCGATGATCGCCCTCAAGCCGATTGCAACCGAGGTATTCTCCTTCCTATCGGATGTCATGCTCGAAGTGAAGGATAATGCGAAGCAGGCGTTCGCTTGGATTTCCGAGAATCACGAGCTGATCAAAAACGTGGGCATCGCGGTTGGGGCGTTCGCGGCAGCGTTCCTCGTACTCAACGGGGCAATTGCCGCATACAACATCGTGCGCGGTGTTATGACAGCAGTTACCGAAGCGGGGACGGTGGCGCAGTGGCTGGCAAACGTTGCGATGGCTGCAAACCCAGTTGGCCTGATCGTCCTTGCGATTTCGCTCCTCATTGCGGCAATCGTATTCCTGATCCTGAACTGGGATACAGTAATCAAGTTTCTGGGTGACACGTGGAACGGTTTTGTCGGCTGGTTCACGGGCGTGCTCGAAGGTTTCGCCGGTTGGTGGAATGGAGTGTGGGCAGGTTTCCTCGGATTCGTCAAGGATACGTGGGATGGTTTCATTGGCTGGATCGTCGACACGTGGTCCGGTTTCGTCGGCTTCCTCAAGGACACGTGGGATGGATTCGTCGGCTGGTTTATTGGAATCCTGCTCGGATGGGCGGGATTCTGGCGTGACACGTGGAACAACGTGTCCTCCTTCATTAGCGGGGTCTGGTTCAACATCACCACTGGGGTAACTGGTGCCTGGAATGGAATATTGGACTTCCTCGGCGGTATCCCGAATGCAATTCTCGGGTTCTTCGCCGGAGCGGGTCAGTGGTTGTTCAAGATCGGTCAGGATTTGATCAACGGACTCTGGCGCGGAATCCAGAACATCTGGGATGGACTGGTCGGCTTCATTCAGGACATCGGCCAGAACATCGCAGATACATTCGCCGGAGTGCTGGGTATCCACTCGCCGTCGACGGTATTTCGCGCATTCGGTATAAACATTGGCGAGGGTCTGATCGAGGGACTCTCCAACGTGCAGCCCGAAATCGATCAAAACATCAACAGCATGGTCACCACTCCAACATACGACACCAACCATGGTAGTATGGGCAGCAGTGACAACCGGCGCTACGGAGGGAATAAGACAGTGATCATGGAGGCGAAGCGCTCCACGCTCGACGAAGAGGCAATCTTCGACGCTCTGGGAAGCCCGAGGCTCGACTAATGGCCCGGACAGTCACACTCACGTCTGGCGGGGGGACGCTCGTACTCGGCGCGGCCTCTGGAGTGAAGCTCCAGCGGGCGCTTCGAGGGACCGGCCTCCCGCCCGTCCAGAACCAGTGGTTCGAGGGAGCAGGGAACGGCGCGTCCCTCAGGGGCGCGCGCGTGCTAGCGCGCCAGATGTCCCTGCCGTTCAAGGTGGAGGGGTTGACCCGGCAGGCTGTTTGGGACAACTACTCCAAGCTCGCGCTGATCTTCGCCCCCGAGGCCGGGGACGTTATTATGACGATCAATCTCGACGGCGCAGTGTGGTACAACACCTTTGTCCGGGAGGGTGGCGGGGATTTCGACTGGGACGAGGACACGGACGGAACCTCGTTCATCAAGACCGTAATCTCGGTCAAAGCTGGAGACCCGTACTTCACTCGCGTGGAGTCGGCTTCCCTCAATATCGTCTTGCAGGGTCTCGGTCGAGGGCTGCTCAAGGGCGCTACCTCGCTCAACAAACTCCAGCTTTCCACGAACAACGCTTTCGGCTCGGTGTTGTTCACCAACCCCGGCGACGTGAAAGTTTACCCCAAGTGGACTCTGAATGGCCCCTTCGATGGATTCACCTTCACATCCCCTCTGGGCGAGGTGCTCAACTGGGTAGGAGCGATAACCCTCGGACACTGGATCAAGATTGATGCAGAACTGGGCACCATCGTCGACGACACCGGGGCTAACAAGTACGGCGGGTTCACTGGCGTACCTCGATTCTGGGCAGTCCCCGCAGGATCTTCCACTGCAAGCATCGTGATGCTGAACGCCACCGCCGCCTCCAGTGCCGTGGCGCTCTGGAACCCGAAGAAGTGGATGCTGTTCTAATGATCGTCGATGACATCACGGTTGAAGTCCGCAATGCCTCGCTGATCAAGCAGGGCCAAATCACCCCAACATATCTCGATATCCAGTTCAATAAGCCGCTCCGGTCGGTTGGCGAATGGAAGCTCGTGCTCCCGCGCGACCACCCGATGGTGCCCATTCTCGCTACTCCCGGCTCCGGAATCGTCATCTCCATGCGGACCTCCGACACCACATGGACTGAGTATCTGACGGGGCCAACCGACGACCCCACCGAGGTGATCAACCAAACCAACCCGGACGGCACTTACACCTTCCACGGAGTGTCCGACACGATCCTCCTTGCAGATGCACTGGCATTCCCGGACCCGGCGACAGGGGACCCCACTGCACAGACCCTAGCCAACGATGTGCGGTCGGGTAACGCCGAGACCATCATGCGGGCGTACGTCAAAGCGAATATCGCTGGGGCGGAGGCTGGCCCGCCCCCTGCCGCTCGCCTCGCGGGTCTGCGTAACTTCCTCAAACTCTCCGCGAATGCCGGGCGGGGTCCGGCCACCCAGAAGTCCCCGAGGTTCCAGAACATGCTGGAACTCATGCAGGAAATCGGGGTGTTCGCGAATCTTGGATTCCAGATCATCCAGCGCGGGCAGTGGCTCTACTTCGAAGTGCTGACCCTGACGGATCGTTCTGCGTTGATCCGGCTTGATATCGCGAACGGGACGATCACCAGCCAGACGATCAAGAAGTCCCCACCGCGACTCACTCGCGCGATTGTGGCGGGTCAGGGCGAGGGGGTCTTGCGCCAGTTTGTCTATCGGACGACTCCGGCGTCGGTCGCGGCGGAGGCATCTTGGGGTCGGGTGATCGAGCAGTTCGTCGATCAGCGCAACACCAACGTCACAGCCGAACTCCAGCAGGCTGGCGACGAGGAATTACTCAACGGTGGGTTCGCTTCTACCTCAGTAAAGGTCATACCGTCGGACGACCAGACCATGCGGGTGATCCGCGACTGGGACGTGGGCGACACCATCGGACTAGTGATCCTCGATCAGGCCACCTCCTCCATCGTGACCGAGGCAGTCTTTATTGCGAACTCCTCGCGCGTGGTCGCGGGCGTGAGCGTGGGCGACATCTCCAAGTTCGACGTTAATGCATCGCAAGCGGCGAAGAACGAAGATACCACCCGCCGGGTGGACTCCCTGGAGCGAAGCGTCGAAATCGACAACACCCCGGTCACGTGGACTGAGGTGACCGGCAAGCCTGCGAGCTTCCCACCGGACCCGGCCTCCACCACGTACGATTCGCGCTATTACACCGAGACCGAGATGAACGCGGGTCAGATGGACTCGCGCTACTACACGGAAACCGAACTCAACGCAGGCCAACTCGATTCGCGCTATTACACCGAAACAGAGATTGCAGCGTTCCGGCTGGCCGACCAGAACCGAGTGGGTTGGGTTCCGATTATCCCTTCGGGTGTGGTCAAGACCGGCAGTGGTACAGTCACAGTCGGAGCCAAGGGCCGGGTTACAATTTCTGCCGGTGCGACCCTCACACAATTAATTATCCAAGGGGTGTTCTCCTCCAACTTCCGCCGGTACATGCTGGTGTTTAGACTACAAGCTGCAGACTATATTCACATGAGGTTGGCCTCGGGATCCACCCCTTACACTGGGGCGTTGTACCAGTGGCAGGGTTTCTACGCTCAGGCCGGAACCCTCTACTACGGTGCCAGTTACTTCGGTCAGAACGTATCATCCATCCGATTCGTCGGCGGTACTGGTGGTTATGCAGGCGGCACAATAACCGCCATGATTACCAACCCATTCGAGACCACACAGGCATCTGTGGATGGTCACGGTGGTTGGGGTGGTGCAACCCCGACTACAGCAATAATGCACGGCGAAGTCGGCGTTACCACTAGCTATGACGCGCTGGTTTTGCTACCCGCCAGCGGCAACATAACAGAGGGGGAGATTGAGATTTATGGACTTTCAGCCTGATAATAACAATGAAACCTTCGCCAGTGAAACGCCATTCGTGATTCCGGGTGGTGGGGTGGATGTCACCCCTGAGGATTCGGTCGTGCCAGTGTATGAGGTGGAGGCCGACCCCGAGGAGGAAGCAACTTGGCAGGCCGAAATGGCTGGTATCCAAGCTGCAGCCGACGAGGACGCCGCCCGAAAGCGCCGAGGTATTAATAAACTTATGGCACTGGGTCTGACCGAAGAAGAAGCACAGGCTATCGCAGGCGGCTAGCGCCTGCTATACTATCTATAGAAAGGTTTCAAATGGCAATCACCTCCTATCCGTTCGATCCGCAGGACACGTCCGAAGCGGATTACCGGGTGCTCATGGAAGCAATCATGGAGACCGGTGTGGTTTCCGGTCTCGCGGCCACCCCTGGAGCCGGACTCCAGATCAGCATCGCCTCAGGTGTCGGATTCGTCCACGGATTCGTGGTCTCCAACAGTGCGGCTTTCGCAGTGAACATGACCGCTGCAGACCCGGCCCTAACGCGCAAGGATTACATCATCCTCAAGCTCGATATGGCCGCGAACACGATTACCATCGAGAAGAAGGACGGCACCACAGCCGGTGGCGGTACCCTCCCGGCGCTCACCCAGAACTCGGCCACGTGGGAGCACCCCATCGCCGTGATCACTGTCCCACCGGCTGCAGTCGGGTTCGTGGCGGGTAACATTCAGGCGTATGTGTCGCAGGTCTCGCGCGGATATGTTACCTACGCGAACACGACCCAGCGCCGGAATGATTACACCCGTGTCCTGCTCGGTGTGAACACCACGACCAAGCAGTGCGATTACTTTGACGGCGCAGGCAACTGGACACCGTTGGGGGTGGATTGGTCCGCCATAACCAGCAAGCCCGCCACCTTCGCCCCAATCATTGGGGTCGGGGCCGGAGATGCAGTCGCCGGGAATGACGCACGACTCACGAACGCCCGGACGCCCACGGTCCACAGCATCAACGGTGCAGAACACAATGGATACCCCCTGACCCTCGCGAACGGCGGAACGGGTGCGACCACGGCAGCAGCCGCGCGGGCCGCGCTCGGTGTTGTCAAGATCACCGTCCAGACTGCCGCGACTGCTGACCCCATGATTGGTAACAACGTGGGCGACCTCCTTATCGAGTACTAAATGTCATATACCAACGCGTTTGGCGCGGTAACCAACACCTCGAACACCGGCTACCCGGCGTCGGCGGGTATTTACCACACAGGCACCCCGCAGCCCACGGGACGACTCGCGGCGAACGGGAACCGCCCGATCCACCTCTCCGGGGTGTACGTTCTCTCGGCGTACAACGCGGGCGGTATCGTGGCGTTCTTTAGCTCCCCCAATTACGACCTCGGGTCCGGCTACTGCTACCACTCGGGCGGGGCCTTCGTCCTGTGGATCGACTACTCCTCTGGGACACTCTACTTCGGTCGAGACTCCGGTATGGGTGGCGTGGTGTTCGACACTGGTGACTCGACCACATGGCCGGGTGGTATTCCCGGTGGCGTCTACTGGGAACAGGCACCCCTGCAGCCGACCGGACTTGCAGCGGTAACTTCGCCTACAATCCCCGGTCAGATCGACCTCACGTGGACCAACCCCACGGATGACGGCCAATCCGCCCTCACCGGAATCCGGGTCGAATGGGCCACGGATGCTGCGTTCACGACAGGACTAGGTTCTGCAAACATCGGGGTGCTGACCGCGTACTCAGTAACCGGACTAACCCCCGGCGTGACCTACTACTTCCGGGTTGCGGCCCGGAACGCGGTAACCACGGCGGCATCCACTTACTCGGTATATTCCTCCACCGCTTCGGCTGTGGCGAGGTCCGGCGTGAAGGTGTGGGATGGGGCCGCTTGGACACCCGGTTCAGTACGAGCTTGGAGCGGGGCCGCGCACTCTCCCGGTGTGGTAAAGGTTTGGAACGGCGCTGCTTGGGTACCCGCCCTCTAGGGTGGTAGGATAGCCACAGGCTCCGGGAGGGTAGCATGGGAAGAATCTGGTCGATGACGGTGTTCCGCCGTACGGCAATAGGTGACTCCGGGATGAATGACCTTCTCGCCATATTCTTTCATCGACTGGCCGCGACCGTGTATTTGGTGTACACTATCTGGGCCGTGATGTCCACAATCACCGGCATTCCATCATTGATTCGACAGAATGGTGACCTTTGGCAAGTGATATTCTCTGTGATGGTATTCGTCACTGCTGGGAGTTCTTGTTTCGGTGCCACCTTCTGGCCTCGGACTGCGAGGCTGGAGCTATTCGCCGGATCCAGCTTCGTATCTCTAATCGCGGTGTATGTTTTCTTCGCCATCCAGAACGTTGTAACCGGGGGCGACGGCTCGTGGGCCGGGGTGGTTCTCGTGTTCTCCGTGATGGTCCTCCCGGCCTGCCGTACCGTCATCGTCTACCTGTTCCTAATCCGGCAGGCAGCAGAGAAGAAAGCATTGGAGGCAGCTAAAGATGCTGGGCTTCTCTGACATACTGTCACTCATTGCTGTAGCTATCGGCCTCCCCGGGATCATCCTGTTCTTCCTAAATCGGAAGGGCGCAAACCGGAAACTCAACGTCGAAGAGGGCGGGCTAACTGTTTCCCAGTTCAACGCGGCCCTCCCTGCGTACAAGGATCTACTCGACCGCGCAAACGATGATCGACAGGCAGCAATCGACGAACTCGCCGCTTACAAGACCGAGCGCGAAGGATTCAAGACGGAAATCGAGCGATTGGGCGAGGACATCCGGACCATACGGGGGCTATTCACTAGGGTGGTGGAGCGGAGCAATATAACGCTCACCCATGAGGAGCAGCAGGTCTTCGAATCGACCAAGCCCACCCGCAGACGCCCTGTCACCCGACAGGCATAAGGAGAAATAATGGATATGAAAGACTACCGGGTCCTGTTCGAGTACCTCGACCCGGATGGCCACCCGCATTTCGAGTTCACCACGGCTCTCGGCCCGGACTCGGACCACGCGTCCGACACGGTTGCTGGGATGCACAAGGACGATGTCGGATTCCGGGTCGTGCAGGTGGAAGAGTCCAACGGACGCGCCACCGGCTACACCCCGGAGGAAGTCGAGAACGCGAAGGCTACCTACGCGGCGCGCGGGAAGCTGGGCTGACCCGTGGGTCGTTATCGGATTCCGGGCGCTACCACTAACATCTCGGATAACTTCCAAGATCACCTGAACCGGGGGTCGCTCGGGGGCGACGATTTCACGGACTCGCGTGGAACCGAGATGCACGCCATTCAAGGGGGAACGGTAATCGCCGTTGATAACGCCCCCACAGGTTCCGGGGGTCGGATGGTTACCGTCTTGGGGGATGATGGTAACCGGTTCGAGGAACTCCACGCCACATGGATCGACGCTGGCAGAGGCAGCAGGGTCGAATGGGGCGGTCATTTGGGGGTGTCCGGTGGTTCGGGTTTCGGCTCGGATTACTACTACGGCGCGCACATCCACGTGCACGGCATCAACCCGAGCGGGTACCGGTTCTCGGTCGTCCCGTATATTGATTTCAACAACCCCACGTCACCGGCTGGAGTCGGCGGCACCACCCCAATCCCCACTTTCCATCAGATCATCGGAGACTCAATGTTTTGCATGAACCGCACAAAGGACAACGTCATTGCAGTGGGGGATGAATCCCACTGGCAGGAAATCGGGTACGGCGCAGGTTCCCCCGCGTGGCTGGTCGCCGCGTGTATCGCCCTCGCAAATACCCTCCCCGCCGTGCCCTACTCGGACGCCGGGTGGAACGGGCGAAGCAACGACCCCGGCACGCTCACCCTCAAGCGCCCCGTCTTCATCATCGACACGAAGAACCAGAAGTTGATCCCCATCGACCCCCCGGTGAGTGGCGGATCGGGCGGAGACTCGGCGGCGGCAATCGCGCAGGCGGTCGAGGACAAGCTCCGGGACGAGTTCAAGTCGATCATTGACAAGATCGGCTCGCAGGCGTACACAACCCAGCCCGTCCCGGCCAAGTAAACTTTCCACCGGAAAGAAATGAAAGGATAAACTATGGAAATCGCGATTCCAGCAGTTCCGTTGGGGGTGTTGACCTTGCTCGCCTTCTTCGGCCCGTACGCGGTCGGCGCGCTCAACGGCGTGCTGGCCTTCGTCAAGAAACCGTGGCAGCGTAAAGCTGTTTCAGTGGCGGTGGCGCTGGTGCTCGCCGTGGCGGTCATCGTCGTCTACCTTGGCATGGGCGGTGAGCTTCCGCCCGGAGGATGGGCCGTCCTTGCCGTCTGGTCCGTCGTGGTCGTCGCCGCTTCTTACGCTTACGTGACGAAGACCACCGCCTCCCGAGTCGAATCTGCAGTGGAGGAGTCCAAACTTGGATGACTCCACAGACACGGTAGGGGGTTACGCCGTCCCCATGGACCCGATGGACCTGTTGCAGTGCGACAGTTGCCAGTGATCTAGGGGGTGATCCCCGATCTACACAACGAAGGCCCGCCCCAATCAAGGGGCGGGCCTTCCGCGTTGGGCGGGTGACTACTCGTCGCCTGCCTCGTCGTCCTCGATGATGGCGTCACCCAGCAGGCGGGTGACGGCGTCGGCGTACTTCTCGCCCAACGTCTTGTAGAGGCGGGTCGCGAGCTTCATCATGAGGCGCGGCGAGGGCAGGGCCTCGAATCCCTCGCGGATGGCCTTGCTGATGGAGGTCGAGCGGGCGGTCGTCGCAGCGAGGTCCTCGATGACGAGGGCGATCTGGCTGACGTGGCGGGCGTCGTGGCCCGGGCGGTAGATGGCCTTCTTGACGACCTGCAGGTTGCAGCCGCAGTTGCAGTAGCGGATGTCGTCGGTGGGCTTGACGCCCTTGTACTGGAAGGCGGTACCGGTGCTAGCCTCGATAGTGAGGACGGTGTTCTTGACCATTTGGTGCTCCTTGGTTTGTTGGTGTGTTGGTGAACCTTGTAATATAATTAAACCATATCTTGACTATTGGGCACAATAATCTGTGCCAACGAGTCTTTGACACCGGGGCAAACCCCGTGCTAGACTCCCTATATGGAAGAGAAGCTCGCCGCCGTAGTGCCCACCAATCAGGATGTGGCGCTCAAGATTGGGATGACCCATTCCGGGGTTTCCCGTATCCGCTCCGGTGCTCGCCTGCCATCCATTGCCGCAATGCGCCGGATCGAAACTGCGTACGGCTGGCTGACCGGCTACCAGATCGAGAGCCGGGAGGCCGGACGTTATGCCCAAGATTTCGAATCCGCCCTCCTCGGCAAGATCTACGCCGACGATTGAACGGCTCTCCTCCCTCCCGCTCGCGGAGCACCAACGGCTCGGAATCGAAGCTGTTCATACATCAATGCACGGACTCTTGCTTGCAGACGAGCCGGGACTTGGTAAATCTCGAACAGCCATTGAATCGTTCGATGGAGGTCGTGTCCTCATTGTTGCGCCAAGCATGGTCATCGCCGGGGGGACGTGGGACGACGAGCTAGAGAAGTGGGCAAAGTTCCCCTCTCGCTTTGAAGTCGTCCCATATTCGTACCTGAACGCCCGTCGGCTTACGGGCGCGAAACGCGAGGACGGTACGATCAACACCTCCGCCACCACCCCGGTGAACGCCCTTCGCCCGGAACTCAAGAAGAACTGGGACGCTATCGTCATCGACGAAGCGCATTACATAAAGGGGCGCTCAACCTCTTGGACGTGGGCAGTGCAAGACCTCGGCAAGAGGTCCGGCGTCGTGCTCCCAATGACCGGAACCCCACTCCCCAACTGGGCGCATGAATGTTACACCCTGCTGCAGTTACTCTACCCAGAGGATGCAAAGCCTAAGCGCAGGTTCGGCGCATATATGTCCCGGTGGGTACCCGAGTGGTTCGACCTCTCCCCCAATCGCTTCAACCCTCGCGCCCAGATCATCGGCGGGTTGAAGAAATGCACATTCGCTTGCTCCCAACGTCCGGCCTCGGACCCGTGCGAGCACTGGGCGGAGTTCGCCCGGGAGAACTTCGGGGACAAGTTCCTGCGTCGGCTCCGTGATGATGTCCTCGATTTGCCCCCGGTCACGGAATCGGTTATCCAAGTACCAATGGACGACTCGACCGCGCGCATGTACCGTGAGTTGAAAGCCGATTACCTCACCAATACGGACGACGGCGAGGAGGTGGTGGCGTGGACCCCCGGCTCCCGAAATGTCATGCTTGACCGGCTCACCACCTCCGGGTGGTTCCTCGATCCGAAGGGCAAGCCGCGCGGCGGAAAGCTGGAGCGTCTGCG